CTGCTGGGACCGGCATCTCCTCTAAAAAACCGCCCCCTATTTCTAACCCATCCGCTTTATCTCTATCTTTATACTCTAACCAGCTCCAAGTATTATCTATAGCCCATTCCTCTATTAGACTATCCATCAGTCTGCCTTCAGGTTTGGTTAGCCTTTGTGGGGGCAGTGGGTTGTTCTAGTGAACCCACTAGCCCACTGCCCCCATCCAGGAGCCGGCTCAGTAGTCCAGGCTCAGCAGTGATACCTGGCTCTGTCACCTGCTCATGCCCAGCTGGAGCACATCACTCAGTGAAGGCAGTTGCCATCACAGCAGTACGGAATCCAGACATCATCCTCACTCTGGAAACGTGGGCTCTCTCACTGCAGGCTCAGGGTCAGGCACAGGCTGAGGGCTGGGCTCTGGCTGTGGTTCAGGGTCAGACTTGGTGCGGGATACGACTGGCGCATTCTCTGCTTCACTGCCGTTGTACCGTCCGAAGACAGACCAACCGTAAGGCGTCTCTCGCACAGAGAAGGAGAACCCTTTCTGTCCGATGTAGTTAGACCGCTTCCTGGCATCATCCTTTGTTTCCAGGTCCCACATCCTGGCCCAGCGGCCTTCACCCTGACGCAGTGTCTCCAGCATCTCATCTGCTTCTTTACGCAGAGGGGAAGGCTGCCGGCCAAACCTCTCGGCCAGGGCCTTGGCAGGAGGGGGATCCTCCCAGATCACAGACATAGTTACTCCCTTACCATTGGATCGTTAACACAGGCGTGTCGTTGTACCTGTGATGCTTCCTGTTATTGCAAGGGCCACAGGCGGCAGCCAGGTTCTCTGGTGCGTCTGTCCCCACAGGTGGAGGGATAAGGTGGTCCACCTGGTTAGCTCTGTTACCGCACATCCAGCAGATGTAGTTGTCACGTTCCAGGATCAGGGCCCTGAGAGTCTTCCAGCGTTTGTTCCCCAGTTCTGGTCTGTGACTGCCCATCTGTTTCCTGCTTCTGTTTCAGGAGGGAACGAACATACGCAATGTTGTCGAGGTTTCTCTGTCTCTGTGCCCTGGTAATCCGCGGCATCAGTAATCCTCTGGCAGATAGCGATCCCAGCTCTTGTCTTCTTCGCGCTCTGGCTGTGGCATGAGCGCGTGCTGAACGAACGCGATGTAAGCGAACTGCCCTTCTTTAGTCCTTCCCACAGAGTCAACTGCCAACTGAAGCGCGCGCGCAGTAAGAGGTATGGGTTCCGAACTGCGCTGGGGGTTGACAGGTGTGATAGTTGGCGTGTCCTCCAAATGGCCATCCACATAGCTGGTGACTTCTCGGGAGAAGCCCCCCAGCGGGGCATGAGCTCGGGTGTGCCACTCAAACTTCTGTGAGATGGCCTGATACGCATCAGAGCCCTTTGGCAGGTGGAGCAGACACAGGTCTGTCCCATCCACGTCTGACAGCCACTGGTCCTCGTGGAACTGGTAGAGCCAGTCCCTGACAGTGTTCACCCTGTGGTCCATCACCTGGGCCATGAGCAGAGCGTCCGGCATCACAAGAGACCAGTGGTCAGCCATGGCTGTCATCACCATCAGCAGCCGGCGCTGGTGCTTACTGGCTGGCCCTCCCATGGCCAGGGCAGCCACAAAGTCATACCGGTACAGGTGAGGATAGACAGTTGTCTCGTATGTCATGCCTCCAGCCTCCCCAGTCTCACCAGACGCAGAGCGTCATAGCTGATGAGAGCTCCCAGCTGCTCATCTGTGAAGACATCCAGGACAGCACTGGATACGACAGGCTCAAGCCCTGCCTTACCTAGCAGACGACAGAGCCTGTCGTACTCAGCTACCAGCTGATCCCTGGTCATGTCTCTGACCGCCATGGCTTGATCGACCACCAGAGCCTGGCGGTGTCATGGCAGACGCAAGGGCACTCCTGCACTGAAGGCGGCAGACCATAACCTGACGCGCAACCACAGGGCTCACACATGATACGGCGGATATCAGTCATGTCATGTCCATTAGCGATAGCTGACGGAATTCACAGGACTGACAGAGCTGGCCAGCCGGTTTGGGTTCCTTGCCTCTGGCCATACCCCATTCACACCAGCGCAAACCCTTGTTGCGGCATTCCTGTTCCAGTGCTGTGAGCCTGTTATCAAAGTCTGGGTAGAAGAACCTGATCAGCTCTCGCTCCTCTCGGGCAGGCCCTTGAGAGGCCATAGCTCCACAGAGACATTCCCCAGACATGTGCAGGTGGACAGCAACCTCATTCACTGGGAGAGACATGGCAGAGCGGTATTCAGCCATGTTGGCATGACTCCAGAACAGGAGAGGGTTAACCCAGACCTGGCCACCAGTACGGTTCACAGGATCCTTGTATCCCATCCGCCTGACAGATTCTGCTTGTCTGACGCCAGTGAGAAGCATGAAGCGTTCACCCCGGAATGTTCTGTGGTGACGCAGCAGCGCCATCACACAGCGTTCCTTGAGACGCTGGTATGTCAGGTAGTGGGCTCCAGGCCCTGGCATTCCACCCCAGTTGTTGAGCACCAGATGCTCATAGCTGTCAGGAGGAGTCATCTCTGTGAAGGGGACTCTGTAGCCGGCAGCAGTGCGTCTGGCGAAATCTGTGGTCTCAGGAATACCGATTCCAGTATTGATATGGACGATTTCGTCGTACTGGCCAGCCAGAGCATCCAGTAGCACCAGAGAGTCATTCCCTCCACTGAACAGCAGGAAGGTTCTGGAGGGCTGATACTTGGCTTTAGCCGCAGACATGATCTCCCTGGTCTGAGCCAGAGCATCCTCTAGGGACACTTCAAAGAGACGTAGCTGGTCAGCCATCAGAATCGCCTGATGACGATAGCCAGCAGGATGGCAACCAGCAGGATGACAGTCACCCATTGGTAGACTTCTACAGTCATAATTCACCTTCTTTCGGCAGCAGAGGCACCAGGTGCCTGAGATACAGGAAGCAGGGCCAGTAGGCGACAGAATCCAGTCCCAGGCCCACAGGTTTGGCAACCACCACAGGGATCTGCCGGCCAATAGCGGCAGTGTCTGCCTGACGCAGAGAGGCCGGGATGTCCAGGTTCCGTCTGGCCTTCACCTCGAAAGCCACGCCTGGTGTACCGACAATGTCGGCCTCCTGGTGGCTGCCGTTGCGTCCGAGGGCTGCCCTGTGGGTGGTGGCCAGTGCGTAGCCATTGTCTCTCAGGTATCTGGCTACAGCCTGCTCTGCGTGCTTCCACGCTTCGTTGGTCATGACGCTTCCGTCGCTTCCCGGCACAGCTGCAGCCACTGGTTGGCCACGTCAGGACCGAATTTGCCGTCGCCGGCTTCATCGGGGAGCGGGAGGTTCTGGGCGTCCGCCTGTTCGAGAAGCCAACTGCGCTGCGAGGGCTGGAGCTTCCCGATTGCTTGACTGACCCTGCTCCTCATGCCTGCCTGAGTCTCATGAGAGGGCCCTAATTCGCCCCCTGCCGCCTTCAAAGGGGGTGGCAGGTCCACTCCATCAGGAGGGCCACTTGAAACACTCTGGCGGCTTTCTGTGACGGTATCAATTCTGTACTTCAAGTCTGAAGAGTTACTGGCCTGTCCCATTTCATCGGATGTGTAGAGGCCAGACAGCTTCTGAGGGAAGGCTTTACGCAGAGCCAGAGCCTCTGCACATTTAGCCAGCATCTCTGGTCCCATCTGAGCCCACATCTTGGTGGGCCTGCCTTCCTTTGTGGTCTGACAGTAGGAGTCATACAGGGCCACACCAGTGAACCTGGCTACGGCAGACTGTTCGGTAGCCCAGGTGCGTCCTCGCAGAACAGTGACCTTGGCGGCACGTGGTTCATCAGGTCCCAGCCAGACATCAGCCCATTTACCATCAGGGCCACACCACAGAGGACCCTCCTGGCCCATCATCTCCTGGGTGTCAGCAGCCAGAGTCCTGAGCCCGTCAATGGACACCTGGGTCTGCATCACCTCAGTACGTAGCTGGGAGTCCCAGCGCTTGATCGCATAGATCTGACGTGCAAAGGGATCGAGTCCTGTTCGTTCACACTGCTTCACGAACAGTTCCAGCTCTAGGTCGGTCGCTCCCTTGGCCACAGTGCGCTTGACCAGGTCCATCTGGGCTCTGATGTCGGAAGGGCTGGTGAGGCTCATGCCGGGCTCCCGACAATGATGGGAGCCTGCTGGCCAGGAGACTTCTCAGCCTGCTTCCGCCAGAGGAACGCCTTCACCAGAGCCAGGAAAATCTCATGTTCGGCAGGGCCAGCCTGGATTCCGTCCACCTGGAATTCCCCATCTCCGTAGAGATGGACGATGGCGCAGCCGGCTACCGGTGGAAGCTCCTGGGTGCCCGTCTCGGTCAGGCCCTCATAGGTGACGGATTCTGTGCAGTACCTGTAGGCAGCCAGCTGGAGCCGCCACTGGTCCCAGTACTTGCCGGCGCCCAGTTTGGTGTTGCCGGTGGTCTTCAGGTCCAGGAGGAAGGGCTGGCCATCGATGGTGGCCCTCCAGTCGGTGGTACCGACGTACGTGAGCTCAGGACTGCGGTACCGCACACACTGCTCCCAGGACAGGGTGTCAGGCTTCAGACGCTCCCAGACCCTGGCCAGGCCATCAGCCATGGGCAGCAGGTCACGGTAGATGTCTGTCTCAGCCTTCTGACGCCAGAGCCGGGAGCCCTGACGCAGTTCCTGGATGACATCAGCCACCCTGACTGTGTGGCCCTGACACCACTCAGCGTTTATCTGGTGGATGGCAGTCCCCAGCATGGCCCTGTGATCCCACACACCTCTGTGGTGACGGTATAGGGTGTCGACAGCATCATCTGGTCTCAGGGCCTGCCACTGGTCCAGATGGTGGACGGCATACTTGGCAGTCTCCCTGGCAGCTCCCCAGGACAGGCCTGGAGCAGACAGCAGAGAGAGGACCTGGGTAACAGAGGGCAGCCCACTGTTCGCATATGGCCTGTGCGCCATATCACTCCCTTAGGGATAAGGGTGACCAGCACAGAGCCCAGGAATAGCAGCAGCAGTCACTGTCGCTAGCCCTGGTGTGGCGCCGAAAGGCACTGGGCTCTGTGCAGTCACACAGGGCCAGTCCCCCATCCTGGTCACCAGGATTTGACTTTCTGTCCATCTATCAATACTGCAGACAGAATCCCAGGTCAACCGTGGTGCGTGCTCACTGATGGATGCTCAGGGTGAACTTTCTGGATCAGGCAGTGGTCAGAATCCACTGAGATAGGACAGGGCTAGGCGCTGTTACACACTCTGTGTGACCAAATGTGGCCCATTGTCAAGAAATTGACGGAATCCACACACAGGATTTCCTGCTCTGATACGTTCCAGGGAGTAGCAGCGGACTACAGGAGTCTTCAGGAAGGAGACAGGAGTTAGATGAGAGACAGGGAGGTGGCCCTGGTGTTCTTCGCCCTCACAGTTCTTCTACTCCTCTCTGGCTTGACACTGTTCAGAGTGGACCAACTGGTGGAGATGTGCCCCAGATGAGCAGGTTCAGGGCTGAGGTTCTGAAGCAGCGAGACAGCCGGCTCAATGAGGGCCTGCTGTGGGTGGGAGATAAGCCGTACCCAGCCCTCCTGGAGTCAGTCCGCCTCTCAGGCCCTGTCTACCATCAGGTACGCAGAGCCATGATCCAGAGTGAAACAAGAATCTCTCTGTCGATTATCTGGGGCTGTGCCACCTGGTCAACTAACAGAGACGCCAGGTCAGCAGAATTCTTTGTGGAGGAGCCTACCAGTGTGGAAGTGGGGATTCTCTGGGATGGCCAGCTACTGGATGACCCTCTGGGCTACCAGACCACTGACCAGGTTCTGGCCCTTATCAGGGAGACTCAGGAGGGCAGATGGCCCAGTGGGTAGGCCTGCTCATCATAGGAATCATCTTCACAGTGGCAATGTATGACCACTACTCATACAACAGGAAGGATGAGGAGTGAACCTCAGGGAACTGATGGACCAGCTGGCATCCATAATGCTGACTCAGGGAGACATGCCAGTACTGGGTGAGGAGGGAGAACCCCTTATCTCCCTGGAATTCAACGATGATGAGGAGCCCTGTGTTCTGCTTCTGTTCGGGGATGACTGAATGGCTGAATACTACGTATCAGCCCACCCAGACTCCACAGGAGAACTAGCCACCCATTCTGATGATGGACTGGCATTCTGGACACCAGTCCTAGGGCCTACTGCGATGCTCCTGGCCTACTTCCTGGCAATGCAGGTGGAGGGAGAAGGCCCTGGGAAGGTCCTCCAGTCCCAGCTGTCCACTGACCTGGCTGTGATGCCCAGCAAAGTGGAATCCAGCCTGAACAGACTAGCCAGACGCAACATCATTGATAGGGAGGCAGACCAGATTCTCATTCACCTGAACCTGCCCTACCCACATCCAGCTCCTGGTCCAGTGGCAGAAGCCCTCACTCTCACCATTCCTGAGGCAGCAGCCCTTCTGGGCATCTCTAGGTCAGCAGCCTACACAGCAGCCAGAACTGGGGAGCTACCCACAGTGCAGATAGGCAGACGATATCTGGTCCCCAGACACAGACTGAACCAGCTCCTGAAGGGTGAAGAGAATGACTGAGCAGAGGCAGGCTCTACATGCCTATCTGTCTGATGAAGCCTGGAACGCCTGGAGACTGTTCTCTGAGGAGAATGGGGTGAGCACTACAGGGCTCCTGGAGGCTCTGGGGCTGGAGCTGGCAGACCAGTTGGACGACATAGAGGCAGACGAACTGAGGCAGCCCTGGGTGAAGGCCGGCAGGAAGATAGATGGCATCAGGAGACGCAGAGGAGGGCAACAGTAGTGGAGGACTACGCCAAAGTGGTGGCAGAACTGGTGTGGACTGAAGCGGAGCTAGAGAAGAGAACCGCCGAACGGGACCGGCTGCGGGCGACGCTGGATTATGCCCGGCTCGTACTCAACCGGGCACTTGACGTAAGCCCGAATACCGGCGACACACCAGATCCTGACCCCAGAACCTGAGACCCTACAGTCACAGGAAGAGTAGGTTTGAGACCCTGCCGACTGTGCAGGTCCAGGGCCTGAAACGTATCCTGACCTGGGATTATTGCCTGTATCGGAATGTATCTGCAGTGGTACTCAGTAAATGATGGACATGGCAGACAGACCCCTTAGAATGGCCCTTCTGGTGCCGACATGGTCTCAACCTGTTACCCTCTGCTGGGTACCAGTCACACCAGGAGGAGACCCAGGGTGAAGCCTAGGATCAGAGCCAGAGCGGGACAGCCGGCAGCCCACTGGAACCAGAAGCGCCGAGAGTGGGAAACCAGAATCGGACTGCCCACTCAGCCAGGACAGCCCAGGGTCCGGAAGTGGGTGAGGGCTAAGACTGAAGAGGAGTGTCTGGCTAAGGCCTGGCAGGCTCTGAACCAGCTGGCCGGCGAGGTGGCCCTCCCAGATGACAGTGAGACGCTGGGTGCTGTGGCCAGGCTATGGCTGGCCTTCATGGAGGGCAGGGTGTCTGACGGTTCCTGGGTCGCCTACAGGACCAGGGTGGAGCGTCACATCATCCCGATGCTGGGAACTAGAAGGCTGACGGCTCTGAAGACTGTGGATGTGGACCAGTGGCAGAAGGAGCTGGAGGCTAGGGGTCTGGCTGTGGCCACCAGAAGAGAAATCAGAAGCACCCTGGTCATCATCATTGAATGGGCCCAGGCCAGGGAGATGGTCACCAGGAATGTGGCTGCCCTGTCACCAGGTCCTCGGGGAGCCGGCAAGAAGGTGGAGACTCTGACCAAACCTCAGGCTAGGGCTGTCCTGGAGAAGGTCGCCGGCTGGAGGTTTGAGGCGGCAGTCATCCTGATGATGATGACCGGTCTGCGCATCGGTGAAGCCCTGGGGCTCAGGTGGTCTGACATCAGTGAGGGCAGCGTCACTGTCGCCGGCCAGGTGGTCACCAAACCCAAACTGCACTACCAGCCCTACCCGAAGACCGGACGCAGCTTCCGGACGGTAGACCTGCCTCCCAGAGCTCAAACAGCACTAGCGGCTCTAGGCCCAGGTGAACCCGCCGGCCATGTCTTCCTGAATTCCCGAGAGGGTCTGGTAGACCCCAGCGTCCTGGCCACCGAACTGAAGACCAGAACTGTCAGCCTCGGGGTAAACGTGCACCCTCACAAGCTGAGGCACACCGCTGCCAGTCTCATGATCGACAGTGGGGTGAGACTGGAGATCGTTTCTAAGATCCTGGGCCACAAATCCATCAGGACCACCTCAGACATCTACGGCCACCTGCTGCCGGACGGTAGAGCAGAGGCAGCTGCAGCCATGGATGAGGCCTTGGGCTGACCCAAACAGGTGACAATCGCTCCAGAGGGTCCTGTGTGGCTCTCTGCTGCGTTAGAGCCCTGTTCGGCCACTGCCACCCGTTTCGTTTCGTTCAGGCCCTTAGAACGCCACAGGCAGGTCCCCAGGATGGCTCTGAGCAGGAGTGAGCCGATCAGGAAGGGCCTAGGGACCTGCCAGGGCCGACAGTAGTCGCTCACAGGTGATGTGTGCCTCTGCCTGTCCACAGACCATGGGTGCATCGCAGATGGTGCACCTGGGCTTCCGATACTGCTTCTCCAGCCACCTGCGTTCCAGGGTGATGATGTCCCGCCAGGGCCAGTCCTCTAGGCACAGGGGAGAGCCCTCCAGGTGGTTCTTCCCGCAGTACCGGCACATCAGCAGACCGGCCAGGCCCTGACAGCGTCCCGGTATTTGGCATCCATCTCGTCTACGTCCACAGTGGGCTGTTCTGACAGGACAGAGCCCATCCTGAGAGGGACCAGCTCCCCTTCCTTCAGGACCTTACGCTTAATCTCTGAGCCCTCCACCACCACCAGGAAAGCCATATCTCCATCCATCCACAGTTGGTTAGGCGTCAGGAACTGGTCAATCCTGTTGTCCAGGATGCCTCCCATCATTGTGGCAATCCTGTTGAAATCATCGTCTGTCATCTCATCCTCCAGTGGTGGTTTGGGACTGCCTCCTACCAGGGGAGCCCTGTCCAGGTATCCAGTGGGATCTATGTTGACTCCCCACTCCCACAGCTCCAGGTGTGCGTGAGAGCCTGTGCTGCTGCCCGTGCTGTCTATCCAGGCAATCTCTGTGCCGGCTGTGACCCAGCCACCCTGAATGATGGGGCTGGAGTGGTGGAAGCTCTTGAACATGTCGCCACCATCGACCACCCAGGACCAGTGGCCTGCCCCACCAGACTCATAGCCTGTAGTCACCTGGCCATCGTAGGGAGCCAACAGAGGCACACCAGCTGGCACTCCATAGTCCACACCTCTATGGAAGGCCCCAGGCTGCCCTGTGATGGGGTCATACCTGTAGCCGTAGCCTGATGTCTTGGGGTAGGACTCAGGCAGTGGGAAGTAAGTCAGTTCTCTCATGATCCCCCCAGGCCTAGGTTTATGATGACTGCCCTGAGGTAATTGACCAGCGCCATTGTCGTTGCTGGATCGGTAGCGGCAGCAGGGATTCCTGTTTGCCTAGCCACTGGGTTCACCCCAAAGAACCCCAGTTTCTGAGTAGCGCCATTCCCGATACGGAGTCCTGTCGTCGTACCAGCGTCAAGACTGAAGTTGTCCCGGAATCTCATCATTCCGTCAAAGACCTGGACCTGGTTTACTCCACCGATACTCGTTATCACCTGGCTTGTACAGTTGGTCACAACCGAACTTGAGTTATACCCGACAAATACTTGATCGGCAGATGACGCGTAAATCAGGGATTGATCGCCACCGTTGGCAGCGTTCCTGGCGACAATGTGCTGATTGTTAGGCAGCCTGACAATCCCAGTGGACGCAGGGTTTGTGCCGATGGCCAGGGTACTGGGCATTGTTACCGGCACGGCAGCCGCCCCAACGATAACTTGATCGGGCCTTAGCTCCAGTACTACGGCACCAGAACAGTAGAACTGATGCCAACCAGGCGTCCCGGGCGCAACGTAAGTCATCACATCAGCTGGACTGAATCCTATGTAACCACCATCCGCACTATTGGCAGCATTACGCCATCGGACATTACCGCCACTAGCCAGCCGGACAACCCCATTGGTTGAAGGGTTCGTTCCCACTGCCAGGTACGGATTGACTGTCAGGCCACCATTGACAGTTCCACCTGAGGCTGAAGACAGCCAACGTCCATCCAGGACCGACAGGGCAACCTTCTTAGTCCCAGTGGGCTGAACGATGGGCAGAATGTCAGTGGCGGCCAGGGTGGAGGCTACGGGCAAAGCACTGATCTTTACGTCAGCCATCGTCCGTTACCTCTTCTTCGACTGGGCCTCCACACTGTCCACACTGGATGTCCTCCACTGGGAAGTCAGCGCCATCTTTAGGAACCTGGGACTCTGAACATTCTTCGTTCTGGCATACCACGTTCATCATCTCTGTCCTGTCGCTACGTACATCATCCGTACTGTGCTGTTGGCAACAGGTACGTCATCCAGGTTCCGCCGGATATTGAACGTCACTGTGCTGTTGGTATAGGCGATCACTGTGGCCAGGGCACTCAGGTTCCCAGCCTCATTACCAACAATCACAGGCTGCCCTGTGAAGGCCACTGGGAACGTGACGTTGAAGCTACCGAAAGCGTCAGTGGTAGTCACCACGTTCCCTGACTGCAGGTGGAACCCTGCCGGCAGTGGTGACACTGGTGGAGCGGGTGTCAACAGGTCAGCCCAGGCTGACCCTGTCCAATACTGGACCTGGCCAGTCCTGTCGTCCAGGACTGTGAGCTGGTTCAGAACTGGTGCTGTCACCTGGGCTGTTCTCTGGGTGGCGTTAGCGAACCTGGAGACTGTCTGGGACATCAGGTAACTGTTGACATCTACTGCCAGTGCCTCCTCCCCAGCTACAAAGTTCTTGTATGCCATCACTGCTCCTTTACCGGAAGGCGTAGCCGGCTGTCAGTTTGTCGTTGGCGTGAAAGCCCCAGTGGAACACTCCATACAGGTCAGCCAGGGCCAGGTGGATGTCTGTCTCCCAGCTGGTCCTGCTTATCTTGTGGTCCAGGCCTATGGCTCTGCCGGAGGTGTCTACTGGTGGTGTGTCATCTGGTGGGGTCCACAAGATTCGCACTCTGTCATCCACCAACTTCAGGCCCAGCAGGTCTGGCCACAGGGCTTCAGTGAACGCTGGGAACGCTGTGACAGTTTCCAGCCTGGCTCTGGGGTATCCCTGGAGTGAGACCAGAAAGGCAGCCCAGCTAGCCACCAGCGCATCGGACTGCAGGTCCAAGTCTGTTCTCTTGTAACTGTGGAGTCCGAACAGGTCGATGGAACCTTCTGCCCTGACCACCTGCTGGGTGCCACCGGTCCTGGAGGCGTAGACCGCATTCCTGATGTTCAAGTTGGCTGCCAGCACATCGGCAGCGGTCATAGCGTCATGACCTTCAGGGCATCCCAGGGTCAGTGCTGGCAGTGGTTCTGTAGTCCAGGTGTCCCGATTGTGGAACTGGAGGACACCACTGGCGTCTATGTAGGTAAACCCTGCCTCATCTTCTGAGGCTCTGCCGATCAGCTCCCAGGCTGACGTGGCTAGCGTGGTGGCCTGCAGTGTGTTGGTGGAAGAGTCCAGTCTGGTGGTACCAGTCCATCCGTAGTGGGTCAGGATTCTGGTGATCCTGGCAGGCACTGTGTCACCTGCTCCTACCGGTGGCTGTTCCCCATAGTCCAGGGCTACTAGATCTTTGACAGCGTCACTGCTGACCACTGTGGCTCTGCGGTCCTGTGGATGGACTTCCCAGGGTTCAGACCAGGAATCCACTGTCCCTTTGTGAATGGGATAGGTGGCCACTGTGACGCTGGTGTCTTCTGTGACCAACCCGTCTCCGGCTTCCGTCAGCAGGCCCTCTCCGGCTTCTGTGAGGAGTGAGCCACCAGTCTGAGTCAGATGCTCAGCCCAGATGAGAATGGGTGTGCCCGGCATGAGCCTGGAACGGCCGCCGTACTGGAACGGGGACCCAGGGTTCAGGGGGTCATAGATCCGGTCAGGGTCAAACAGGGTGACCTGCGCTGTAGCGGCCTGTGAGCTCGCAATAGCGCCATCCGGTCGGGTACCTCCCAGGTGGGTGTCTACGTCCATCACGTCGCAGCTCAGGTCCACCCAGAGCCGTCCTGGAAGGGCAGGGGGAGCCGCCCGGGCAGTCTGCTTAGCGTAGACGTTGCCTGCGTCGAGACGGCTCGATGAGCTCGGACCCCAGTGAAAGCTGGTGCCGGACTGAATGCCGGCGTAGACGTAGAACCGGAGGAAGAGGCTCCAGCTGGGTGAGGCCGCCCCTCCGGCAGTGCCTGGCCACAGGTCACCGGAAGCCCAGGGCATGAGCCGGACCCTCCCGCTTCTCCCAGCGTCTCAGGGCATCCACAATGTCCCTCTGGAGCCTGGGGCTGTCTACACCCAGGCCTGAGTGACTGATGCTGATGTTGTAGACCGGCGCCGGTGCAGTGACGGCTACGCCGGCTCTGCCGACAGCCACGGGCACTGGTACCGGGACCAGGCCACCAACAGGAGCCATCGCACCCTGAACAGACACGCCATTCTGGTTAGGACCAAAGTTGACACCCTTGAACAGGGCCATGGCCTTCTTGATCTGGGCTTCCATGGGAGAGATGTCCAGACCCATGGTGGGTGTGTAGACACCGGTGGAAGCGTCAATCAGCTTCTTCTGTGTGGCAGCCAGTGCTGCGTCTGCCGGCTGTGTGTTCAGGTTCATCTGGGTTTGGATGTTGTCTGGTGTCAGGCCCAGTCTGTCTACGTACGCCTTGGCCTGTACTTCCGTGTAGCCCATCTGAACCATGACGGCTATGAGCTGATCCCTGTGAGCAGTAAGGCCATCTGTTGCCAGCTTCAGGGCATCCTTGCTGCCTACAATCCCCTGCTGTTCCTGATACGTGGCGTTAGCCAGGTCCATCGCTGACTTCACATTGTCCTGGACTGCCTTATTGTTGGTGTTAATGATGGCAGCATGCTCCAGGGTGGCAGCCTTACTGGCATCAGTCTGGTCAGCCATCCCTCTGATGGCTTCAGTGTTCTTTCCCAGGGTGGTCATCAGGGTCAGAGTGTTCTGATTGAAGTTTGTTTCTGCTGCAGCTGCCGACATATGGGCACCGGTCAGCGCATCCAAGGATGACTTGTACGCATCGACCTTGTCTTTGGCATCAGAAGTCACATCATTGAACTTCTCTTGCGCGTCTGTCATCTGCAGGGTGCCGGCACTGGCTACCTGGGTCCTGTCATACAGGGCAGTGATCTTGTCCACGGCTCCAGGGGCTACCGGATCAATACCCTTCTGCTCAGCGATACGCTTCAGGGTCTCCCCTGTGGCATCCATCTGATCCAGCAGAGGCTTGTTTGCCTCAGTGGCTGCCAGGCTGGCCTTACCCGTGGTGTCCAGGCCATGGGCTGCCAGGACACTGGTCTCAGCAAAGGTGGCCAGAGAGAGGTTCGCTGCATCCAGCTTCTGCTGGTATTCAGTGTGACTATCAGCCAGAGTGTTGACTGCCTGAGCATTATCCACCATGGAATCTTCCATGTTGTGGAAAGGAATCAGGATGTCAGCTACTCCACCAGCTATGCCTGAGATGGTGCCCTTCTGGGCATTCAGCATCTCGGTAGCCTTTCGGCCTTCTGTGTAGATCTTGGTCTGGGAGTCAGCCATGGCATCGAAGTTGCCGGTAGGTACTTCCTTCCTGACAGTGTCGATGAACTTTGTGGCTGACTCAGAACTGGCTGTGAACGCTCCCACCATTCCGTAGACGGCAGCGCCCAGAGCCACCACTGCCATCAGAGGGCCGGCTGCAGTAAGGGCTGCGTTCAGTGTGGTGGTAGCGGCTGTGGCTATGCCCTCATCGGCAGCCATGGTCAGGAAGCCCTGGCCGGCTGCATAGGCAGCGGCTGCCGTCTCGAACAGGAAGGAGGTGATCCCCTGAGCCATCAGTGACGCCTGGGCTATGACCACTGGCGCATAGGATGCAGCCAGGCCTACCAGTCCCACTGTGGCCAGGAACTTGACAGCCTCCCCGTGTTCCTCCAGGAATCGGGAAGCCTTCCCTACGGCAGGCCCTAGCGCATTCAGCATGACTTCTGCTGCAGCGCTGACCGGTGGAATCAGTTTGGCGCCAATGTCTTCCTGTAGGTTGCCGATAGCAACCCTGAGCTTGTCTAGCGGAGTGCCGGCAGCCTCTGCTGCACCCTTGAATTCCTTCTCTACCTCTCCCAAGATGATCTTCTGCGCGCCTAGGGCATCACCAGACTCCTGGAGAACCCTGACCTGCTCCTTCTGTTCCTGGGTGAAGGAGACACCAGCCTTACTGAGTGCTGTCAGGCCCTTGACAGGATCATTCAGGGCCTTCCCCAGCTGGAGGGCTGCACCGGACATGTCGGTACCGAGGGCAGTGGACATGTCCAGGGCTGCAGCTGTCGCCCTGTCAAACACATCGTTGCCGTCACCTACTGCATTCTGAACGTTTGTGAACGTCAGGAGCAGGTTTGCACCGGACTGGATAGCCTCATCATCGGCGCCAGTCTTATCGGAGAGTGCGCCGGCCAGAGCCGCCACCCCATCAGCGGACTGCCAGGCTGCAGCACCGGTAGTACTGATTACCCGGGCTGTCTCTCTGCCAATCTTCGCTGACTCTTCTGCAGCGTTGAAGGCATCCACACCCAGGGCAACTATGGCAGCTGCACCGGCTGCAGCACCGGCTGCTACCACCTTACCCATATTCCTGGTGGACTGGCCTAGCCCATCGACAGAGGACTCTGTCTGCTTCAGGGCCTTCTGTGCCTCACTGGCATCAGCCAGGATATTGATAACCAGGGATGTGCCAGCCATCAGAGCCTCTTCGCCCTACCGGAGTCTATGAGAAACTGTTCTGCAGTGAGGAGGGCTCTGTCGTCGTCACAGTCGACCCAGGCTCTCCAGTCGGTTCCTGTGAGGCAAGCAACGGCAATTGCTCTGCCAATGATGCTGCCTCCTGTGTAGGGCCTTCTATCACCACAGCGGCGGGCAGCTTCTCGTAGGTGTCAATCAGGTCCCTCCACTCCTCATAGGAGGGAAGGTCATGGCCGGCTCTGCGCAGTGCGCAGTAGATCAGGGCTGTCGGCACAAACACATTATTCTGCACTTCGCTGGGGGATAGGAGCCCTGTGGCGTTACCAATATCTGTGACTGTGGTACGCACCTCTACCGGTTCCCCATCGTCCCAGCTGACCTTCCACCGCTCCCTGAGGCTAGCCATCTAGGTTCGCTTTCCTGATGATGTCCTGGATGTTGTCTTCGTACTTCTTTAACCAGGACGGCTGGGTGGCTTCTGCTGCCGTCTGGGCGAAGGGCTGAGGCTTGATTCTCCTGGCCCTCCAGCCCCAGTGAATGGGGTTTGCGTAGGGCACCGTGAAGGTGGTCCCAGCCCCCTTAGCGTCTCGAGAAGGTGAGCCTGACGCTGCCAGCCTCCCTGTACGTCTGGGGGCTCTGCCTCTGGCTGCTGCCGTGACTATCTGGGAGGTGTCACTGTTGGCCTGTTTCAGTTCAGTCAGGTCACTGGCTGCCTGCCTCAAGGCCTTCTCCAGTTCCTTGTCTCCCTGAATGTCAAGCCGGAGCGAGGTCATACTTCGTTACCTCTGGCTCCTCTTCCTCTGGCTCATCGTCCCCAGCCGGCTCATCGTCTCCAACCACAGTCGGCCAGGTGGCGGTGGGCTGCCCGTTGATGGGCCATTCAAAGTCAGAGGTGATCCTGGTGTTCACGTCTCCACCGACTACCAGAGCCCTGACCTGAACCATCCCATGGAAGCTGGTGGTGCCGGCGTTGGGCTGCCAGACAAAGGGCACTTCTTCCAGGTTGTGATCCCACGTGTATTTGACAAAGGAGTCAGGAGCATCGAAATCCTGAATTGAGGTGCCGGTCAGGGACCAGTCTGTCTTCGTGGTGGGCAGCACTGTGTCTCCACACAGCGTCTCCACCATGTCCCCTTCATCACTGAACGCTGGGGTGATGGTAACGTTGGTGGCCTGGCAGGAGAATTCTTCTCCACCAGTAGGAGGAGCCGGCGGAGTGCCAGGCGTCCCCCCCAGGGTCAGTTTGCCGGTCTTAAGTTTGGACTCTACGACTGCCATCAGACACTCTCCTGGAATGTGATCAGGTAGGAGGGATACTGCTTACCATTCAGTGTGTAGGCCACCAGCTGTGCGTCTCGGCTGTCCACCACCTGGACCACCCCATCTACCAGTTCATCCAGGGTGGCCCAGGAGTCCCTGTCTGCCGTCTGTGCGGCCGGTGCCATGGCCACTAGCTGCCAGGCTGCTGTGACCATGCACATCTGATCCCAGGTCAGGTTGGGTGGGATGATGAGGACACAGGGTGGGGCTGCCACTGTGGGGTCCAGGGTGGCTCTGATGCCCTGGGCTTCCAGCTTCTGGGCTATCTCCTGCCCTCTGGCCAGAGTGCCCATCAGCTCAGCACCGGCTCTAGCCAGGGACTGAGAAGCTGTAGGACATCCCTGTCAGCCTTAGCAATGGTGGCCACTCCCAGGTCTGCCACTCCAACGATGCCGTCAGGGCTGTTGCGCCGACTCAGGAGCCTGTTAGTCCACAGGAGGGTGGCATACAGAACATCTGTAGGACAGTCTGCTGTGGCCAGGGTGGGTGCCCTGGCCACAATGGCTTCCATCACTGCCGACAGGGCCTGGTCAATAGCCACATCATCAGAGGTGTCTCTAATCCTGGCCCAGTCTTTGTACTCATCCACTGTGGGCCAGTTCAGCCCTGTCGGCAGTGGCATTACTGGTTCCCAGCCTTCTTGGCAGCTGCCCCAGTCCCAGACTTCTCGTAGGCAGTCTCACCGTTGCCGGTAGTGCTGGTGGCCAGTGGCAGGGTGGGAACACCAGTGATCTTCACAAAGGCTGCCGCTTCCAGGACCAGCCAGGCAATGTAGCCGTAGAAGGCCATCTGGGTGCCCAGCACACTGGGTTCGATTACTGAGACCTGGCCACCAATCGTCTCATAGGTCTCCACGTACGTGGAGTCTCCCAGGATGGCGGTACCTGCCGGCAGGTGCTTATCCACTACCAGTCTCATGCCGGCCACTGAGCCGGACATGCTGGTGGGAGAGATGCTGCCCAGAGCGTTGCTGGGGTTCACTGTGGGGAACAGTTGCCGGCCACTGGAGTCGTGCAGGCTGCCGATAGCTCCCCAGACGTCTGGTGCCACCCACAGGGTGTCCGGCATTCCGTTAGTGGCGCCGAAGATGGTGGCGGTGGCTGCGTAGATGGCTCCTACCAGGCCTTCACCATCTGCTGTGGCCAGGGCCTGGGTGGCAGTGATGGCTCCAGCGAAGTACGTGCAAAAGGCCTTGTCAGTCTCCTGGAAGTAGGAGGCAGCCATGTCACTGACCAGCAGGTCCATAATCGCAGGGTCTGTCCAGTCCCTGTCCTGCCAGCTGAGATTAATCGTCCCGCCGTAAGTGGATTTGGTGACTGTGATGGGGTCCACAGTCATATTGCGGCTGGGGAGCTCTGCCTTCTCAGCAGACTGTGGACCAGCCAGAGTGTTCTGGGTGATCCGGGGACGCTGGAAGGTCTTCCCAGGCCCAGGGAGTGGCCGGCGGGTAGTGGCTTCAATGGCAGGCCTACGCTGGGACTGCTGGGTGAACACAGGTCCCAGGATGGGCACTGGCAGCAGACCAGGGTTCTGCGCAGTGGTCTGGTGGGCGACGGCACGCTGCAGGTACCGGTTGAACCGGTTCTTGGCGTCGGGGTTCTCTTCCCTGGTCAGATAGTCGACCAGGTACTGCCCTGGGGTCTCGTAGACCTGCTCAGCCTGGCCACTGCGCTCCACTGTCTGGGTGCGCTGCTCTCCTGCCGGCGCTGTGCCGATGTGGGACACCATCGTCTGATAGGTGGCGCTGCGCTGAGCCAGGTCAGCCTCCACCTTGATAGATGGCTCCAGCTCAGCGATACGTGACCGGCGGGCTTCACAGGTGGAGAGCTCAGAATCGGACAGGTCTCTGTCTTCATCGGCAGCCCGAGAGGTGATGGTTTCAACATCAGCCAGGGCCTGGTCCATCTGGCGCTTCAGCCAGTCCAGTCGTTTGGACCCAGAAAGAGTCTCAGTCATGACTACTCCAGTCAGAACGTAGATATAGGTTCTGACATGGGTGAGGCTGTGGTGTCAGCCTGAGTCATGTCCAAGGGCTGAGGACCTGCACCAGGACCAGCTAAAGCCAGTCCGCAAAGGGGGTCCTGGTGCAGGTGTGGAAGCGGGGTGAAGCGCTCCTCAGCAAAGCTCTTGTATCACCCCAGCGAGAGGCTTGTCTAGAGGGTCACTGCCGGCGAACCCTGGATGTCCAGTCCTGCCAGTAAGCCAGCCTCTCAGGTGGCCCTTCAGGTGGAGCTGACCGGACTGCCTCCACTTGGGCTGTGGCGTAGGCAGGGAACTGGCACAGGGCTACGTGGTGGAGGGCCTTGATCTTCCGTCGGACTATGACCCTCTTGTCTTCTACCGTCCTGGTGGCATTACCGTGAGGGTCTTCACTGAGCCTGTAAGCCACAGACAGCCCAGGTGTCTGCCCGTCTCTAATCTTGAATGCTGCTTCCCTGCCAGCTTCCGTATCGTCCAGCCGCATGTCTGCAGCCAGACCTTCAGCACTGTCCCTCCAGACACTCCCTCTGCCTACCCAGTGGCCATTGTGTTCCAGCTGGAGTCTCAGGTAGCTGGCATTCCCTCTGAGGGCTCTCGAGAAGCAGCCACGCTCGAACATCTCCCAGTAAGGCCCAAATCCATCATCCACTTTGGCCGGCGTGTTGTAGGGGGCCAGGAGTCCAGTGACAGTTCTACCGTCGCCTGTGACTTCCAGCTCTGAGACTACTGCTCTGATATACAGGCCATCCATCATGGTTCGCCCCAGACTCTCATCATGTCCTGGTGCTGCTGCTGCAGGGTGCGAGTATTAGCCTTCACTGCGTCTATCAGAACCCTAAGGAGGGTCTGAACCGACTCCTCCTCAGGCTGAACAGGGTCAGGGGTCTTCCTGGCTGCCGCTGCGTTCCGCTGTGAAAGGGGGAATGTCTTCTTAACCCAGGACCTGCCAGCCTCTGCTGCTGCATTCCTAGACCCATGAATAACAGCCGACACCCAGACAGGCTCACCATCGCTGTCTTCTACCCTGGCCCTAAATCCACCAGGAACCTCTCTAACCCAGAGAGTAAACTGGTGTCTGTCCCACAGCGTGTGACTGGCCACCTGGCTCCAGGCAGGAGCAGACCCATTAGATGTGATGGTCACAGGACATCTACCTCCTCCTGCACATTCTCTATGAATTCCACAGCGCCTAGATTGAAGAATGCTCTGGCTTCCTGCTGGGTGAACAGTCCACCCTGGAGACTCTTAATGGCCAGGTCCACTCTCTGGGGAAGATCTGGCCTGAGCACAGCACCCAGGAAGAACCTGGCCTGTGTCCCTCTAGGCAGACACTGGAGGGTCATCTGCTGCTCTAGTGGAACCAGGTAATGCATCACAGTGGTGGTGATGAACTGTTGGAACACATCTGTGATGTTCCTATAGGTGAGGCTGGGAGAGTCCAGACCTAGCAGGGCTCCAGGGATTCCGATTGCCATGGCCAGCTGCTGTGCGTTCAGCTTCCTGGTCTCATTCAGCTGAGCCTTCTCAGCATCACTGCTGAGCACTTCCAGTTCTGTCCCTCCTGGGAGGATGGCCCACTCCCTGGCCATGGCCACAGCCCTCATCTTTGCCTTAAGGGTGTCAGCCTGGGCCTGGGTGAGCTCTGGGTTTGGATGCTTCACAGCTCCTGGCGGGACTGCTCCACCTTCGAAATATGCAGCCGCCCATCTCTCTGCAGCCACGTTGCTCGCCACTAGGCCCGTGTACAGGGTCATGATGCCTCTGCCAACCAGCTCCCCGTTCAGGGCATTCATGCTGACATGGAAGACCTGCTCTGGCGAGTAACTGATGCCGTTCACCAGGTACCGGTAACTGCTGCCGTCTACCAGAATCTCCCACTGGCCAGCTGGTACTGGAACGAACAGGTCAGGCCAGCCGGCAGCATTCTTAGGTCCCAGGACAGCGACATAGTTGCCGAACAGGAGCATGTCCCTCAGATACTCAGAGATGAAATCTGCAAAGGTTCTCTGGGGTCCTGGAGTGGGATTAGTCAGGATGGCTGGGTCTGGGTTCAGTGGAGTTGCCTGCCTGTAGCCACGGAGTGGCATCTGGAGCAGGAGACTGGTGGTGATGTTTAGGAAGCCTCCTACCACTGGCAGGCCCAGTACCTGGTCCTCTGTAACCCATGGGTAGCTGGTGTCATAGCCTGGCCAGCCCTGCAACACAGCCAGAGGTGTGAGGCTGGTGTGAGGAGTGGCTGTCTTCCTAACAGTGGGAGTCCTGGCCCTCTGTAGCAGCTCTAGGAGGGCCATCAGTCAGTGGCTCCCACTGAGGAGTGCTCTACGTACAGACAGCAGAGCAGGACGACACAGGCAGCAATGAGCGCAAACACTGGCCTGTCGACCAGAACCCAGGAAGTGTAGAGAATGGTGATGAGGCTCAGCAGCTCCAGCACCCAGAGCACATACTGTGGAATAGCGTTTCTCATCAGTAGATCGTCCAGTTCAGGGCTGGGTCCTGACGTAGCTGTGTGGGAGCCCAGAGGGCCAGCACAGCCGCCAGGGCAGCGTCGTTGTCTGCACTGTCGTTGATTCTGTGAACCTGCGACACCAGGCCATCAGGTCCTCTCTTTGTCAGAGCCAGGGCTGCCGATATGGCAGTGCCTCCTGGGTGGGAGACCTGCCGGCCACGCACTGCTGCGTAGAAGGCTCGGCAGGCTCTCGCCCATTCGGCTGGTCTGACCGCACTATGTGGGATCCCATGAGAGGTGGCTATTTGGGCCACAGAGGGCTCACAGGGGGACTTCTGGGTGGTCACTAGCGCAGAGGGCTTCCAACGGCTCAGAAGGCCATCTAGGCGGGTCTCAGCGAAGGTTAGCGCATTGGGTCCGGTAAAGGTCTCCACGAGCTCTATGTGGTGAACCCTGCCGACCATGGCGCCGGCCACGATGGACACATGCCTGAGCTCGGGCACAGCATCGATGGCCAGGACGAACGGTTGGTCTATGGGGAACCGGTCCTGGGTGACACAGGCGTCCCATTCTGCCGGCTCAACCCAGCCACTGATCTGGGACACCTTCCTGCACAAGACTTCCACTTCAAACACTCTGGGAGGGTCTGTCTGGAATTCTGCTCTGACAGTGTCCTCATCCAAGAGGTATCCCAGTGCAGGGTTTGCGTGAGCCCAGGCCCTGATGTCCCCGGCGTTCATCCTGGGTGGGGCAGACCATTCAAAGTAGCCCACAGGACTGTCCTGGCCTGCCTCTATGGCATCTTTGCCTATCGTCTGCAGCTTGTTCATCACCACTGAGGAGATGTCCCCTTCTGTGGTGATAGCCCAGGCCTGACTGTTCCTGCGCACACGCCTGGTCTTATCGAGGGCTGCGTATGTCTCCCACTTCCCCATCTGACGTAGCTCGTCCAGGATCACCAGGTCCACACCTGACAGCCCTCTCGCCCCCTGAGTGGAGCCAGAGACCAGTTTGTAGCGGGAACCAGAAGCCAGAGTGAATTCTTCCAGGCCTGTTCCCCTGCGCACCTTCCCCAGCTGGATGCCGGCGTTCACAGCGATGTCCATTGCGTAGTTGAACGAATCCAGCGCGACCTGTCTGTTGTGGGCAGTGCCGATCACGAACCTCTCCCCGAACAGGCACATCCCACCCAGAATCCTGATAGCAGTAACCAGGGTCTTACCGTTCTGTCTGGCCACCACAGCCAACAGAGTCCGGTAACGGTACTTGCCATCCCTCAGGACCAGGCCCTCACGTAACAGGAACTGCTGCCAGGGAAGGAGCTCCACACCCAGCACTTCCCCAGCCCAGGCGATCAGAGCGTTCCCCCTGGAATAGTCTAACGCTTTATAGCTAACAGGACTGATCCTGGGAAACGTTATGCCCAACAGGCTGGACTTGGCGTCAAAAGCCTCTGAAATTGGGTCGTTTGCCCCATTGACCTGGTGATTCAATGGTCTTTTTGACCCATTTCTGGGACTTTTTTGGGTGCTGGG